AAACTTATCAATCCCTGTCCCATCTGACCAAGTACTAATATCAAAAGTCGAATTACAGGAATTAAAGCAACAATCACTATCCGGTCAATTTTGGAATATGAAAGATTTAGAACAGCGCACCAATCGCAAGCAGGAATGGATAAAAGAAAACATCCTATTCCCATCACGATTTAGGAAAATATTAGATTCAGAGAATGGCGGATGTACCTATTATCCAAAGTCAAAAGGTCAAACATGGAGTTTCCAAGCAAATAAGATGGCGGAGTTCCTGGACAAGAACTTCTCAAAAATATTCGGAGGTGCCTAAATGAGCGAACGCTTCATAAACGGATTTTATATAACAGCTTTTATCGGGATGTTGGAGTTTCTGTATTTTGCACTCATTAATTCTTAGGAGGTGATCGTATGTCTGAATGGCATGAATGGAAAGAGTTAATCCAGCAAGCGAAAAACCAAGGATTTAGCACACAAGAATTACGTGAATGGTTTGAAAGTGTGAAAATCCGTGCTATCAACACGGATCAATAAAAAATAACTAATTACTATCATTATAACCAATTGGGGTGATCTTATGCAAGATTTATTTAACAAATTGGCATGGAAGTGTTACCAAAACAAATTAAATTTTGAGTATAACTGCACGTTGAATAAAGTCCTTATCGGCAGCCCGGATTACAAACTTATTGCTGATGGAAACATGAACGAGCTAAACGAAATGCACATCGAGATTGACGGATATTTAGAGATTGAACAAATGGAAGATGAAGAATTTATAACGGAGGCGAATACTAATGACTAATGCAAATCAAAGCTTACAAAATTACCTGGATGAACAAGAGCAAGTGGAACGCGAAGCATTTACGATACAAGATGATCAAGCGGCTAACTGGGCTTTAAGAAAGATCGGTCAGATGCAGAAACAAATAGAAGATAATAACGCTCTTGCTGTCGCTGAAATTGACAAAATCGAAGCTTGGAACAAACAAGAAAATCAAAAATCACAAGACGGCATTGATTATTTCCAAGGATTGCTTTCATATTATGCGCTCAAAAAGAAGGAAGAAGATCCGAAGTTTAAAACTCTTAAACTACCAAACGGAAAACTATCATTCCGTAAGCAACAACCTAAATGGAATTATGATGATGAAGCTGTTGTACAAGCTTTAAAGCAAGCGAAATTAGATGATTTTATACAGGTTAAAGAGTCGCCAAAAAAAGCAGATATAAAGAAAGCCTTTAGCGTTGCAGGGGATAAGGTGGTCAATCCCGATACTGGTGAGATTGTTGAAGGAATCACAGTTGAAGAGCGTGAGGACAAGTTTGGAGTGACTGTAGATGAGTAGTTTAACAGAAAAGTTAATTACCATTCAAAAGACATTGAAGGCCCCGAAAGGTCAATGGAATAAGTTTAGTAGTTTTTATTATAGGTCAGCAGAGGACATTTTAGAAGCAGTGAAGCCTTTAAATGCTGATCAAGGGTTATTACTCACAGTAACTGATGAGCCTATATTAATCGGAGATTGGCACTATATCAAAGCTACAGCAAATATAACTGATGGAGAAAATACGCACACTGTAACTGCATACGCAAGAGAATCAGAAAATAAAAAAGGTATGGATCATTCACAAGTTACCGGAACAGCTTCATCTTACGCTAGAAAATATGCTTTAAATGGCTTGTATCTCATTGATGATACAAAAGATGCAGATACAAGCGAATACCAATATACGCAAACAAAACAGCCTAAACAACAGAAAGAACCATCAAAAGCTATCATTCTAGGAAAGTTCAAGACAGGCGGCGGCACTGAAGAACAATTTAATGAGTGGTACGCCAAGCAATTAAGCGCCGGTATTTCTAACCAACAAATGGACGAGTTGTTAACAAAGAAATTACAGGAAAATAAGAACAAATGATGTTTCCGAAAAAGATTAATCACAAAAGAAAGTCTCCCAAACGTAAGGATGTAACCAGAATCACACAGAAAGCCCGTGACGAGGTTTTGCGAAGGTCTGAATGTAAATGTGAGCGGTGCGGACGGACAAGCGCCTACGCCTTTGAAGTGGCACATTTAAAAGGTGCTGCACAAGGAGGGAGCGGGAGTGACCCTAGTAATTTAGCTTTGCTTTGTGGCCCGTCCGTCAATACAGGAACTTGCCATAATTGGGCTGATTACACAAAAGAAGGCAAAGAGTGGCGTACGGAAAAGCGAAAAGAGTTGAAGCGATATTATGAACAACAAAATAGATAAACGTGTAAATCAATTAACCGAGATATTTCACAAAATTAAGCAGCTTGATCACAACGAACTCTCACATTTATATGAATCGGTCAGCCTACATAATGAAGCACTTTTCATTGTAGGCGACCTTGTAAGTGAAGCGCTGTACGTCAAAGACACATCCTATGCAGAACGCAAGCGCATATATGCCGAAATCTTATTAGGCGAAACAGGCACGGTTGCCGTTAAAGAATCGACTGCTGAACTAGCAATAAAGGAACACAGGCAATCAGAAGCAGAAGCATCATCTATGCACCAAAAATATAAGCTGATGTACGATTCTTTGAATCATAGGCTGATAGATTACAGGCAGAAGCGGAACAAGCTAGAACATGAGTTAGCAACTATAAATGATAAGCAAAATTAGGAGGTTTTTATATGATTTGCCCTTATTGCAATACGAAAGCGAAATTTATGTCGAGTTGGGAATTTTACGGAAAAGATTATAAAACAAATTTATATGTCTGTTATCCATGTGATGCCAGGGTAGGTACGCACGGAAAGGGTAAAAAAGCACTTGGAACAATGGCGAATAAAAAGTTAAGGGCGTTGAGAATGGCGGCGCACGGCGCATTTGATCCGATGTGGAAGAATAGAAAACGGAAGAAAAACCAAGCGAGAAGGAACGCTTATAAATGGCTACAGGAACAAATGAATTTATCTAAGTACGAAGCCCACATTGGAAGGTTTAACGAGGAACAGTGCTTTGAATTACTAAAGATAATGCGAGAAAGAAATGCATAACACAACGCGCGTTATTCTGCCTATCTGGTGTTGGGATAACGCCAATAACAAAACGGAATTAAAACAGAACATCACTTATTACATGTCAAAAAGTTATCCCGGCTACGAGGTAATAGAGGTGCACAAGTATTATGCCGTGTGCGAAAGAGGATAGGGGATCACTCCCCTTCCTTGTCAATGTAAAGCAAGTCGCCAGGTTCGCAGTTGAATAAGCTGCATAGCTTTAAAATCGTTTGAAAACCAATCGTGTTCGACTTTTCGTGAAAAAGCCTGGAAATCGTTACTTCACTCAATCCAGTTTCCTTATGGACATCTCGAATAGTCATTTTTTCTTTAGCCATATATATGCGTAAGTTATTTTTAACTAGCATAAGCACCATCCTTTCTATACAGTGTATCCATTATTATAGGGGTTTATGCATAAAAAATAAAATAAAAGTAAAGATTTATATACAAAGGTATATACAAAACATACATAAGTATGTTATAATTAAATTAATGAAAGACCTTGGGAGGTGAACATATGGAAACTAGAAAGACTAAAACTGTCCCAATGCTCAAGCACAAAGTTCAATGGAATGACGTTGCTGATGTATTGAATATCACTAAACCTACATTGGTAGCATGGAGAAATAGCGGCGACCCAAATAAGAACCAAATCATAGATGAAGCTGTTCAAGAAGTTATTAAGAAGGTGGGGAGGTAAATGGCAAGACCGACAAAGCAAGGAGTGGACTATTTCCCATTAGATGTACATTTGGATGATAAATTCAAGTTTATTGAAATAAAGTACAAGCTAGAAGGGTTCGCAATATTAATAAAATTAATGCAAAGAATTTACTCGCAGGGTTATTGGTGCATGTGGACAGAAGACGAACAACTTTTATTTTCCGATGAAGTTAAAGCGGATTTTGACCTTGTTCAAAATGTTGTAAATGAATGCTTGAAAAGAGATGTATTTAGCAAAGAGTTATATGACTCCTACAACATTCTTACGTCAACAGGTATACAGAAACGATACAAAGAGATTGTTAGAAGAAGGAAAGAGGTAGAAGTGACGGAGGAATACTTACTCATTGACGGCATTTCAAAAGTTACTGACGACATTAACCCGTCAACAAGTAAACATGATGAATACAACAAGGGTACACCTAGTGAACAGGATGACGGCAAAAGTACACAAAGTAAACTAAACAAAACTAAACAGAAAGAAGATAAGTACTCTGCAGAGTTTGAAGAATTTTGGAGTGTTTATCCGAAGAAAGCTGATAAGGGTAAATCGTACAAATCGTTTAAAAGCAAAAGAAAAAAACATTCGTTAGAAGTAATGATCGAGGGTGCTAAAAGGTACGCTAAACAGATTAAAAAATATGGAACGGAAAAACGCTTTATAAAAAATGGTTCTACATTCTTAAATAACGATTCATTCTTAGACGAGTATGACTTTGAATTATCTGATGAAAAACAAGAGAATGCTAAATCATTAGTTGATGAATTGATTGTAAAACGGGACCACTTAGAAGGATCATTAAACCTTGATGATGATTACTATGAAATGAGTGGACAAGAGTTTGATCGTGAAGCTACACGTAAGGAGTTGGATCAAGTTGAACAACAATTACGAGATCATCAAAGATAGAGTTAAGCTGCTTGATGTTGTAACAGATGACTTAGACCTAAAGCGTAATGGGAAGGTTTACAAGGCTCAATGCCCGTTCCACAGTGAAAGAACTCCATCATTTACAGTGTGGCCACAAAAGCAAACATTCCACTGTTTTGGTTGTAGTAGGAACGGTACAGTAATTGATTACATCATGTATCGAGAAAATATCAAGGAACCATACGAAGCTGTTGAATATATTGCTGATAAATACAATATAACTATTCAAGGTTTCGACAAGGAGACAATACAAAGAAAAAAAGAAACGGTAAAAAGAAACCGTTCCGAAGCATTACAATATTACAAAAATATAAAAAAAGGAGAATCCTTTTTACTAGATAGAGGATTCAAACAAGAAACTATAAAAAAATTTGGTATTGGTTTCAGTATACCACACAATGCTGTTGTTATTCCATACCTTGATACTTACGGGAATGTAGTAGGTAAAACATTTCGTAATCTGGATGAAGATAAACCAAAGTATGTGAATAGTGCAGAGGATGAAGTTTTCAAGAAATCTGAACTTTTATACGGTCTTGATAAAGCGCGGAGACACATTAATGACAAGGTTTATATCGTTGAAGGATACTTTGACATGATAGCCATGGATCAAATGGGATACAAGGAAACAGTTGCTTATTGTGGATCATCAATAACAGAGGGTCAAGTAACCCTTTTATCAAAGTATATTAACCGATACACGAAAATATTCCTAATTCCCGATAACGACAAAACGGGATTAAAAAATGTGAGTAGAAATATCAAGTTGATAAAACGTAAGTTAAGGAATCCGATAGGGGTTTATCATTTACCGGATGGAATAAAGGATACAAACGATGTATTAAAACTAGGCATATCAATAGAAAATGATTTTATTACATCTGAACATCACGAAATGTTTTTGTTACGTCAAGAGTTAGATAAATGCTTGGAACAAACGGATGAATACGAAGCAGCCAGGGAATTTGTTCGATTTACAAAAAACGAAATGATTAGAGCAGAAATGGCTGAATACCTAGCTAGTAGATGGGATAAGCCAAAAAACATTGTGTATGAATTGATGAAGGCTAAATCTGAAACGGTTGATTATGAAGCAGACATGAAAACATTCAGTCAGTCCTTATCAGATTATAAAGCGGCATTATTAGAAGGTTCAAAGGGCAGGGTGTACTTCAATTTGAACAATATTGATTCAAAGGTTAACGGAATGAAGCCGGGTGAAGTGGCCTTTCTAATGGGGCGAAGTGGATCAGGTAAAACGACATTAGCGTTAAATTTAATCTATAACTCTATTGTTAGACAAAATCAAAATGTGATATTCAACTCATTAGAGTTAAAGGGAGAAAACATTGTTCCGCAGTTGCTACAAATACACCAAAGAACTGATCAAGGTGTCATTGCTAACAAAGTTAAATCAGATGAATTTGACGATAGTGACGAAGCTTTTTTAAGACACATGGACAGACGATTAAGAATCGTTGATAAGCCAGGTCAAACGGTAGAAGATATCGAGAATTTCGCAGTAATGGCAAACGAATCCGAATTTGATAAACCTTTATCACTTATGGTTATTGATTACTTTGGATATATAAAAATGACCGGAAATGATGATTATGCCGTTAAATCAAATACCGCAAGAAAAATGAAAGAGATTGCTAAAAAGTTAAATTGTGTCGTGTTTGTATTAACGCAAACGAACAGGGATGGAGGAACTGACGGAAGTACTCCATTAAACTTGCAATCAGCTAGAGACACAGGAGCGATTGAGGAAACAGGAGATTATGTTTATGGGGTGTACTGGCCTGCTGTTTCATCAACACTATCGGAAGCAGAAAGAGAACAAATTAAACATGAGTATTTCATTCAAATATTAAAAAATCGTTGGGGAAGCTTAGGAAATATTAAAACACGGTTTGAAGCTGAACATAAATTAATGACTAATTGGAGGGGTTGATGATGAATGAATACGAGCATGAAGCGAAATTTTGGAAAGAAGTAGTTTTGCGAAAATACGTAACAGAAGAGTTGGACGTTTTGTCTTTAAATAGGTTTTTGAAAAGAATACATGATCTTGCTTACGCGTCAGGTAGAAAAGACGAAAGAAAATATTACGTAATGGAGGAATTCAAATGTTAAATAATATTAATCTAATCGGTCGGTGGACAAGTGATCCCGAAATCATTCAAGCAAATAACGGAACAGAAATATTGAACGCATCAATAGCGGTGTCTGATCCGTTTAACAAAGATCATACGGACTTTGTGGATGTGAAGGCATTTAAACGAACAGCATTAAACACGCATCAGTATACAAGTAAAGGCAGCAAGGTAGCTATTGTTGGTAAGTTGCAGCAGGAACGATGGGAAAACAAAGAAGGACAGAAAAGAAGCAGGCACGTTGTGATAGCTAATCAGATTGTGTTCCTTGATGACAAGCAATCGAATAATGAATCTAGCAATCAATCAAACAGCGCAGATACATTTAGGGGACAAGGCGAACCTGTTGACTTAGGAGATGATCTGCCATTTTAAAATTCACAATTCCCGGGGAACTCCCGGACATGAACACAATAGTAAAAAAGAGTAAATCACATTACATGGCATATTCAAACATGAAAAAAGATTATACGGCGCTTGTACAAATAAGCGCTGGTAATCTACCAAAGATAGAACGAGCAGACTTTGAAATTACATGGTACTGCAAGGACAGAAGAAAAGATCCGGATAATGTTTCGGGCGGTGGAATTAAATTTATTTTAGATGGCCTTGTAAAAGCAGGCGTTTTGGAAAATGACGGCTGGCGACAGATTAAAAGCATTAAACATAAATTTGAAGTTGATAAGGAAAATCCAAGAGTAGAGGTCAAAATACATGTACTTTGAAGATGCCAGCAGAAAGCAATTACTACAAATAGCATTACACGAAAACTGCTCACTCGATTACAAATACGAAGCAGCATCCGAATTACAAATAAGAAAATGGCAAGATGATATGCTTCCCCAATTAATCAAATTGTGGGGACAAGGTAAATCTGTATTTGAAATTAGCATTGAAATGGAGATACCGGAAACAACAGTACACAAACGAATACAAAAATATAATCTATTCGGGAAGCGAGTTGCAACATGAAAATAAAATTCACAATCAGTAAATACCGCAAAGGCATCACGAGCAATAATTTTAATCCGAGGTTGTCTAGTTATTGGAACGATATTTACTATAGCATGTTTAAAAATTGGTGAAGGAAGGTGTCATAATGACTGACAACATTAACTCTCCTGGTCATTACAATACTGGGAATGTCGAAGTGATTGAGATAATTGAACAACTCACAGAAGGCATGGAAGGTAAGAAGGCTTTTAATCTTGGGAATGTCATTAAGTATATATTCCGTCACGAAAACAAAGGTGGTACGGATGATTTGAAAAAGGCTGCCTGGTATTTGAATAGAGTGATTGATGGTGATCCGGAAAATAATGAGTTTGTGAGCACATGTTTATATTGCGGAAAGCACTACTGGTCAACTAGAAGCACAAAGGTATGCGCTGCTTGTAGGAGTAAGGTGGGCAGCCCATGAACCACAAACAAGCCCGGCAGTCACTTGAATATATCTTATCCAATCAGAAAACAGTCAGCATATCCAAAATAGAAAAGGCAGTCCGTGCGACATTAAACCATAACAAAATGCTTCAATCAGATAATCGTAAATTACGTAAAAAAATACAACGGCAGCGTGTCGTGCTTAGGAGGAATGAGGATGAGTAGGCTGGATGAAATAAAAGCACTAGTATTGGAAGGAAGATGGGCCGGAAGGGTGTTTCAAAGCGATTGGTTGAACGTCATTGAAAAAGCAGAACGTGTGGAGGAATTGGAGGAACGAGTAAGAATATTTGAAATGAAATACGAAAACACGGGATCAATTTTTAACCGTAGTCATCAAATTAATCGGATTGAAGCGTTGCAGGAGGAAAATAATCGCTACAAACAGGCTTTGGAACATGTAAGGGTATTGGCTAAACAAGATTATCAAACTTACTCTGATCAGAACAGTAGCAATTATGATGTTATAGGATATTGCTTGGCAGAGAATTATAAAGAAATGGCTGAGTTAGCACTCAAGGAGGGCAAGCATAAATGATGCTACACATCCTAAGACAACGGCTGTTAAATGACGGTTATCCAGTATATCAAGTAGCAATGATGACGGACGAGGAAGTTGTGGCGGAGTGTGAGGAAATGAAGGAGGAATTGAAATGACTGAAAAAGTGATGATTACGAAGGAACAAGATGATGCAATTGAAGAATATATGAATAAGCACAAATGCAGCAAGGAAACGATTCTTGATTTACATGCTGCTAACTACAAAAACAACTTGACTGGCGGGTCCATGCAATGGAGTGATCCCTTTAGATCTATGAATGAATTAAGTGTTTCAGACATGGCGCGCGCTCTATACATCGGCTATGAAGTAGAACCGAAATACTGTGTGGGGAAATGGGTTGTTGTAACAGATGGATTCGAAGAGATTGGAAGGATCTCAAAGATTACCAAGGTCTCTGGCAGGAGTGTTCTACTAGAAGGCGTGAACAATTGTTGGTGGGAGTTTAGCCAAATTCGTTACGCCACCGAACAAGAAATAGCTGCCGAAAAAGGTCGGAGGTCAGAAGTGAAACTAAGCGAAATATTACATGATTTAACCATTAAAGAAAAACAAAGATTACGCCAAATATTAAATAGTTGAGGTGATACCAATTAAACAATATCTCACACCAGAAGATTACGAAATTGCAGAATCTAACGGCATAAGCGAACGGCTGGTATACGAGCGTTTTTATATTAATGACTGGACGGCAGAACGTGCCATAACGCAGCCGGTAAAACGTAAAGGGAAATTAAAAAAGTTAGTAGAAGAAGCTCACTCTAACGGAATAATGATATCCAGAAGTGGGATGCAAGCAAGGATGAGAAAAATGTCCGATTACGATGCAGTTAATACTCCGTTAAGGGAATCATCAAGTGAGTACGTTGCTATAGCAGAAGAGAACGGCATAAGTAGGCAAGCGTATTATTCCAGAAGGAAACGAGGTTGGGATAAGGAGTTAGCTAGTACTTGGCCTGTTGGTAAGAGTAGGAAGGAAGTTGCAGTTAAGCCAACTGCATCAGATGACTTATCGGAATCCGAGATTGCCAGGATATTAAACATTGAGGTGGGTAGTCCGCATAATTCGTGGTTCTAAAATAAAGGGAGGAATAAAAATGGGAGTTTTCGAGGTGTTAACAATAGTGTTTGTAATTTTAAAGTTAACGAGCGTTATTGATTGGAGTTGGTGGTTAGTATTGCTACCGGAAATTATTGCGGTGGGAATATATGTAATCGTGCTGATATTTTGGCTGGTATTCGGGATATTTGGTTTTAGGAAGGTTAAAAAGATAAGTAAGGATTTTGATGATGAGTTCTTCAATTAGTAGTAATTAAATAATACACAGCCCACTCATAAGCTTAGATAACTAGACAACTAGACAAATACATACAGCGAGATTTAAAACGCCTGTGGGTGGGTTAAATTGATTATTTGGAGGTAGTGGGGATGTTTATTGTAAGAAAGTTATCTACTGGAAAAGTCCATGCTACAAGTTCACGAGATTCACATGAAACTACATGCGGACAACCTTGTCGGAGCAACATAATTAACGAATGCAACCACGGGTTCGGTTCAATAAAAAATACCAACGAAATATTAAATGTTCCTGAAGTTACTTGTAAAAAATGTATTAAGTTAAACCACAGGAGGTAATACAAATGTCTCCACGTTGGATGATAGAAAGAAAACGCACGAACAGAGATCATGAAGTTCTGCAAGTCGTTGAAATCTATGCAGAAGGCGAGAACAAGGAATTAGTTAAGTTGGAAAACAAACATTGGACATATAAAAAAGAGTTATTACTGGTGGAGGATAATTGATGAATGTCCGCATTAAATACGGACTCGTCCGCTTTTATGAAAACGATCAGGAATCAGTGTTTGCTCTTTATGAGGATACGAAAGGCTATGTACATTATAAAGATATGTTTTCCGATATGGAACCGGAAGTAATGCCGGCAAGTGTATTTTATACAGAATATGAATGGGTGAGGGATGAATGATGAACTTAAAAAAATTATTCAATATACAAGCAAAACTAGATGAACGAATTGTACAGGAGCATGGACTGGAAGGACAGGACTTGCTGGATAAGAAGATTTTAGCATTGCAGGTTGAATTGGGTGAGTTGGCTAATGAGTGGCGCGGGTTTAAGTTTTGGAGTAAGGATCAAAGGCCTAGAAATTATGCCGTAAAACACCTTCATACAGAAGCAGAAAAAGCGGATTTTTGGCAATGTGGAGACAGGTTTAATTGCGGCCACAAATCATATGATTATATGCGAGAATGCGAAAAATGCGGTTGGGATTCCTTTCCTTACAAAAGGGAGAACCCACTTCTAGAAGAATACGTTGATTGCCTGCATTTTATATTGAGTATTGGGTTGGAATTAGGATATGAACACACGCCAACAACAAAATGGCAAGAAAGGTCAATTACTTTACAATTTAATAGCTTATTTCATGCGATTGCGATACTCAATGAGTCTATTGAAAGCGGGTGGGATGAACTTGAAAAACAAGATAATTTCGAAAATATAGTAGGTGGATTTTTAGGTTTGGGCGACATGCTCGGCTTCACCTGGGAACAAATAGAACAAGCTTACTTTGATAAAAATAAAATTAATCATGAAAGGCAGAATACAGGCTACTAGGAGTGATCTGAATGTCGATCAGCATTGATGGAAAAGTTCACACTGGCAAGCTGCGAATAAGATACGGAGAGGAATTTCCTAAGCGATACCAAAGCCTAGAAATTAATCATGATAATTATGGGCATTGCTTGATTTATATTACGGCGCTAGGTAGGCCGGAATGGACAGAAAAAATGATGGTAGCAGTACCTTATAAATATTATATTACGCAAATTATCGAGCCTAACAAAAAGTATCTGGCAGATAGAAAACGAAAAGAAAGCAAGCTAAAACTGGTTAAGGGGTGATCATTTGAAAGACAAACTACTCTGGATAGCATTAATCGCTATCGTTATTATCGCGGGTATATACACATACACGACACACGATAAAGTAACTGATGTGATGGAACAGCAACAAAACAAAATAGAAGCATTGCAGGAAGAAAATAAATCGCTACATGATGATGTGTGGAATTTGAGTAATCAGTTGATGAAGGCAGATATGGAATAAAAAAAGAGGGATTAGTTTCCCTCTTTATCTAAAGCGGTTTGTATAAGATAAATAATCGCTTGAGTTCTGGTGATGAATCCTTTCTTATTTTTAAAGGAATCAATTCTCTTTAATAATTCTTTGGGATAACGCATATTTACAACTTGCGACATAGTTATCAACCCTTCTAATTGTGTATTAAAATGATACATGATATAATGAATGTATACTTAAATAATACACAAATAAGGACGTGAGGGCAAATGAAATATAAATGTTACTGTGCTAAAAACTTTTATGACTTGACCGTCGGAGAGTTAAGGAGCATGAGAAGGAATAACGAAAAAACAATCAAAATAGAAGATTTTGTTAAATACTATGAAATAAATGCAGAAGAATATAATGACAGAATAAAAACGCTAAAGGGAATTGCATTAACTAGAGAAGAAAGGAATTTTTTCAGAAAACAAAGGGAAAAGGAAACCGCTGAAGCAGAGGAGTATATAATTAAAGAGGTTTATACTGTTGATTCCATTCCTGATTCTATAGTTGCCGCTCTATTTCAAGTGGATTTTGAAATGCACAAAGGTAGAGCATTTTATGACGTTGAACAATTGAGTAAAGCAAGAGAAAGAATGAATACGTCAGTTGACCTATATAACAACCTTGTCAAGGAAACGAAAGACAGTGTTGCTTACTCTAATCTTAGAAGTATAGATTTGAAAGCTATGCGGATATACAGGGGTGTAAATAAGAGATCGTTGAGTAAGTTGGCTGGCATAAGGGAGTCTGAAATTAGCTTTTATGAAAATGGAAGGTTAAAAATACCGAAATATATTGAAGCTGCATATAAAGAAGTTCTTAACATAAAGGACAGGCACTTGCATCAGTTAAGGGATATCATGAATGGTAAAACGGATAAAGTGGAAGAGGACAGGACAATACCCAAACTAATTAAGTTGCGCGTTTTCAGAAGAGACAAAGGCAAGTGCACCAAGTGCAGTAGCGAAGGAATGTTGCATTATCATCACATAAAGAGGTTTGCCGACGGAGGGCAAAATTCCGTTGAAAACCTTACTCTTTTATGCGTACCTTGTCACGCGGAGGAACACAAGGGAGAGAAGAGTTATCACATGCTAAAATCCATAGCAGATAAATAAAAAGGGTGGTTGGCAGATGAATAATAAACAAGTTGAAAATCTTATTTATCAATACCATTGGAGAAAAAAGGAATTGGATAGAATAGGGAGTTTGCTCTGGGGTTCGAATAGGAGTTATAAATCAGTAGGCGTTGCACAAGGTGGAATTGAGGCAACGCTACCAAAGCCAAACACATCACTTAAAAGTCACGCTGAAATGGACGCCATGGACGCAAGGGAAAGAAGGAATTACGAACGGTATATCGAGTATGAAGAAAAGGTCGAGGCAGTCGAATCCATGATTGATTGCTTAGAAGATGAACAACATAAGATTATCCTTGATTGCATGATGGAGGGAATGAGTTATCGTTCTATTGCGGATCACCTAAATGTAAATAGGAATAAGATAAGAGGAATGAAGGAAGAGATGTTGTGCCAAATATGCCAGAAATGCCAATTATTGCAAGGTTTGCAGGCTACTTAATATATAGTTTATAATGGGGATATAGGAAATTTAATACAGTATTATTTATCAAACATCTAGGTGTCAGGTGTGGAAAGCCTGGCACTATTTTATTGTAATATTCCCACGATATGTTAATATAATAGTAAGGCTAGGCAAAGCGCTGCCGAAAAGCAGTTACCCGACTGCCTGCCTTATAAAATATATCGGGTAAGCCGTGGGAGGTTATTTATTATGAAGAAGTTAATTGGTATTGGAATCGCATCGTTGGTTATGTTGGTTGGTTGTGGTAATAATGAGGAAGTAGTACAACCAGAAGAGGATCCTATTGAACAGGAAGAAGCACAAGACACTTCTACAGATGATCCATTAGAGTTTGTTAATAAAGATAGTGAATATGATACATTAATTGATGCAGCTAATGAATATGAGATATTAAATTATTATGTAAGTGATGATACAGATGAGCAAGGTTTTAATATATATGAAGATGGCGATTTTACAATGCGCTATGCATTAGTTGAAACAGAAAACATAGCTGATGTGGATGCCGAGGGTAATAAAGAGATTCAGATTCTAGGTGAGATTATAAATGATACAGATGAAACTTATTACTTTATGGATCGCATGTTAATCAAAACAGATGATAAGGAAGTGGCAGAGGTTGAGTTCGGATTGAACGGCGCTGGCGCTGCCGATGAAAAGAATAAGTTCATTGATTATTTTTGGTTAGAGTATGACATACCTGAAAGCTTCACATTCGTATTAGCTGATCCGTCTTTTAAAGGTGATTTTCAAGATGCGTTTGAAGAGGAAAACTCACCTGAATATGTAGAAGAGGACTTTCCGTATGAAGAAAAGTACAAAGAATATATGAAGCAGCATCTAGTTATAGAAGAAGAGTTTCATAAAGAATAAACATAATACAAACATACGAAGGCATCTGCATAGCAGGTGTCTTTTTATTATGTATTAAAGGGGATGGATGTCATGGAATTAACTGTAGATATAAACACGGAGAACATGCAAAGAAAGTTAAGGGTAATCAGTAGTCATGCCGAAGCATTGGCTGATGAACTACAGGAGATAGACGATAGCACTTGTCCGGAGTGCGGCAGTGAGATGGACGAGACCAGGGCATATGCAGGCAATGAGTTGACGGAGACTGGATACAATTGTGAAGACTGTGATTACTGCGAGGGTGAGTCATGGTAACTACATTCAAAGTAATGATACTAATCATCATGATCATATCGTTCGCGGTAACAGTCGATGACGACAACAGCAACAAGGTCATCTCCTCAGCATCCATATGCATAGCAAGCATGTTTGCGTTCCTTGTTAGTGTGATGTGGTTGTGAGTAGCCACAAGTGTTACGATAAACATAACAGGGACCAGGAAGCTAAACGATTCTATAATAGCAACGCGTGGTTGGTATGCAGAACAACGGCACTAGCAAGAGATAATTACTTATGTCAAGAATGTCTGAAGCAAGATAAGATAAAAAAATATGATGTTGTGCATCACATAAAACCCAGGGACAAATATCCGTGGCTTGCATTTAGATTAGATAATTTAATTTGTCTTTGTCACAAGTGCCATAACTCAATTCATTCGGATAAAGGAAGGCAAAACAGGAACAAAAATAAAAAAGGCGTTGTGAAATTTAAAGCTAATGAAGAATTAGGATAGCCCCCTCGAAATAAAGTTTGGAAAAACACCCGAGGAGACCGAGGAGAGGCTCCATCTTCACGATTTTACCGCCCATGAAAAGTTTTCATAAAAAAATAATCAAGGAGGTGAGGATAATATGGCTACACCTGCAAAGTCAGCAAAGTTACAATTATTGCAAGGGAATCCCGCTAAGAAAAATACTAAAGATTTAAAGAGAAGGTCTGAGCAAGAAGAAAAGATGAAAATGAGTGCGGATCATGTCTTCCCACCTTCTTGGTTAAACGATACAGCTAAAAAAGAGTTCAAAAGGATCGCTAAGTTACTGTTAAGTGTTGAATTAATCAATGATGCTGATGTAGGACATCTTGCAATATATTGTGATCAGTATTCCGAGTATATTCTATGTGAAGAACAAGTAGAGCAGAACGGAATGTGGATTGGTGATAAACCCAACCCATTTTTATTGAGAAAAAAAGATGCGGCTTCACAAATGCGATCCTTTGGTTCTGATTTAGGATTATCTCCATCCGCTAGGGCGAAATTAGCAATTACTTTAGATGGTGGTGATAAGGATGAAGACGATTTCTAAGCCTGTTTTAGAAATGAGTTATACAGAATTAGAAACATGGTGGAATGACTATCAAGACTCACAAAAAAGTTGGGGCGGGATATTGGAGCACCCTTACCCGGAACTGCTCACGAATTGGTATGCTGAAAGATTGATAGATGGAGACATACCAGCCAGTAAAGAAAACATTTTGTCTGCTAAACGTCACATTAGAGACATCAACAGGCAAGGTACAGACGAATTTCCATGGGTATTTGACGAGGAAAAAGGTCATCGTCCTATAAGATTCATCGAAAAGAAGTGCAGTCCATCAAAAGGTGAATCTAATCAATTGGTCATGCAACCGTGGCAACATTTCGTAATAGGTTCATTGTTTGGCTGGGTACACAAGGATACGGGTATAAGACGATTCCGTGAAGGTCTTGTGTTTGTTTCAAGAAAAAACGGTAAAACAACTCTAATAAGTGGTGTAGCAAACTATATGCTAGGTTTTGACGAAGAACGAGGGGCAAACATTTATGTATTAGCCAACTCACAAAAACAATCAACCATCTTATTCGATGAATCGAAAGCAATGATCAAGTCATCACCGTATTTAGACAATCGTTATAAGGCATTGAGAAGTGAAATACGTTACGAGAAGATGAATTGTACGATGGTTGCTATGTCTGCTGAAAAGAGCGATAAGGACGGGGAGAACCTACATTTTGGTGTGTTCGATGAACTTCATGAATATAAGGACTATAGTTTAATAAACGTCATGAAGAAGTCTAGGGGCATGAGAACACAGCCTTTGATACTTTACATCACGACAGCAGGCTACGTGCTTGATGGTCCTCTAATGCAGTATTATGAAAATGGACAAGATACATTGGAAAACCTAGAAGATGATATTGACGAAAGGACATTCTACTTCCTTGCAAAATTGGATAAACCGGAAGAAGCAGACAAGCCTGAGTTGTGGGTTAAAGCTAACCCTAACATCGGATTAATGGACTTCGTTAACTTAGTATCTGACTGGAAAAAGGAACGCAAGAACCCACAAGAGAAAGCGGACTGGATGACGAAGCAATTTAACTTGTTTAGCGATGTTGGTGAACTATCCTTTGTGGACATTCCGACAATCAAACGGAATAACAAAACGATTGACTTAAAAGAATTGGAAGGAAAAAGGTGTATAGGTTCTTTTGACTTATCCGAAACAGAAGACTTTACCGCAGCGGCATTAGAATTTCCATTGGAGACTGGTGAGGTTTTCATATTACAACATACGTTCATACCACAAGCTAGGTATGACAGAGACCCTAACCCTCAGCGTATTGACGAATGGGAAAGTGCGGGCGAGTTGACGATAATACCAGGTGATTATGTTAATTATGAGTATGTATATGACTGGTTTGTCGAACAATCAAACAAATACGTGATTGATTTGATAGCCTATGACAAAGCGAAGGCGTTATATCTAAATAAAGCGCTAGAAAATTATGGGTTCAAAACAGAAAGAGTTATACAAGGGTTTACAACATTAGGTGGACCAATGCAGAACTTAAAAGAAATGATGCTAGACGGAAAGGTTATTTTTAATAATAGTAAGATATTCAGATGGTATCTAAGTAATATAAAATTGGTCAAAGATCGAAATAGTAACTGGATGCCATCTAAGCAAAGCACAAACAGAAAGATTGACGGGTTTGCCGCTGCATTAAACGCGCATGTACACATCATGCATATGTTATCTGAACCACAGGGTGACGGTGATGTTAAATTTGTTTCTATTAACGATCTAATGAAAATGTAAAGGTGGTGATAAATTGAAATGGTATAAAAAAGTAAAAAATGCTTCATTAGCTGCTTATGCTGCGTGGCAAGGTAAAACATATAACTTTTCTAATTGGGCTGGTCGCATGTTTTGGGGGATAGATAACAGTACTTTGACAACCAATGAGACTATTTTTAGCATCATAACGAGGTTATCGAATACGATGTCTTCATTGCCATTGAAAATGTACAAAGAATATGAAGTGGAACATAATGACACGTCCGACGTTTTAACGAATGCACCCAATCAAAATATGACTAGCTTTGATTTCATGAACAAAATGGAAGTAGCTAGAAATGAAAAAGGTAATGCTTATGCGGTGATCATGCGAGATATTAGGATGCAAGTTGAAGCATTATTGCCCATTGACCCTGATTATGTTATTCCTTTTATTAATAGGGATGATGAATCATTGTGGTATGAGGTAATGGGCGAGGGCGGAACTTATTACTTTCACAATATGAATATGTTACACGTTAAGCATATTACGGGTGCGTCGAGATGGGCAGGTGTTAGTCCGTTGGATGTATTAAAAAACACCCTTAAATACGATAAAGCCGTGCAAGAATTTAGTTTAAATGAAATGGAAAAGAAAGAAAGTTTTAAACTAACATACGGGACTAACATTGATCCTGAGAAAAGAAAAGAAGTAGTGGACAACTTTAGGCAGTTTTATAGCGAAAATGGAGGGGTTTTATTTCAGGAACCCGGCGTTGAAATTGGTGAGATAGAAAGAAAACACGTAGCGTCAGATACAATTAAATCAGAACAAATCACAAGAACGAGAGTGGCCAATGTTTTCAATGTGCCAGTCTCTTTTTTAAATGATTCAGAAGGGTTTAGTTATTCATCCAATGAACAAATGATGATCCAGTTTGTGCAGATGGCATTAACGCCTATTGTAAAGCAATATGAGCAAGAATTTAACCGTAAATTGCTTACATCAGTTGAAAGGAAGCGAGGTTTTTACTTTAAGTTTAGCCTCGGTGGACTGTTAAGAGGTGACACTGCTGCGCGAACACAATTCTATCAGTCTGGTATTCGCAGTGGTTATTTAAAGCCAGATGAAGCTAGGAGACTTGAAGACTTACCGCCTGAAGGTGACAATGCAAGTAAATTGTGGGTGAGTGGTGATTTGTACACAATGGACACGCCAGCAAATGAAAGGAAATCTACTTCGAAAGGTGGTGATAAGAGTGAATCAGAAGAAACAACAGAATAAGTTTTTCAAAATGAAGGCATCCGCTGATGGTAAATCGGGCGATGTTTTTTTATATGGAGAAATAACAAAATATGCTTGGGCAGAAGACGGAGAACATTCCGCGCAAACTTTCAAAAATGAATTAGACGCACTGGGGGAAGTCGAACAAATAAACTTATACGTTAACTCTCCGGGTGGGAGCGTTTTTGAAGGAATAACCATCGGAAACATGCTTAAACGTCATAACGCGCGCGTAGTGGCTAATGTGGATGCTTTAGCAGCGTCTATTGCTAGTGTTATCATCATGGCTGCTGATGAAATCAGGATGCCCAGTAATTCTATGCTGATGATACACAATCCTTGGACGTTCGCTATCGGTAATGCTGCTGACTTGCGGAAGCAAGCCGATGATTTAGATCGTATAGGTGAATCTGCTGTTCAATCGTACTTGTCTAAAACAGGCGACAAACTAGAAGAAGGAAAACTAAAGGAAATGCTAGACGCTGAAACTTGGTTGTCCGCTGATGAAGCATTTGAATATGGGCTATGTGATGTTGTGGAGGAATCGAACAATATGGCAGCATCCATTAGTGATGAATACATGCAAAGGTATAAAAATGTACCAAAACAACTAAAAGAAAAGCCGAAACAAGTTATATCCGCAGAAGAAATGGCTACGCGCCAAAAAATAGCAGATGAAGCAAAAGCATCATCTGAAATAACAAATCATATCTTAGGAGGAATTTATTCATGAATAAAAAATATCTAAAACTAAATCTACAGCACTTCGGTGATAAAACACTTTATGAAATGAAGCAGAACATGGCAACAATCGGTCAACAGCTTCAAAAAACAGAAGGCGAATTGTCTCAAAAGGCAATTGATCCATCTGCATCTATGGATGATATCCAAGCATTGCAAAAATCCAAGGATGATTTGAAGGCGCGTTTTGATGTAATTAAAGATCAACACGATCAATTGGAAACGGAACAGAAAGCTAAGTTTGCCGCTAAAGATAACATTAAAAACATCACCGATCCCGCTGAACAAAAAATGAAAGCAAAATCAGACATGATTAAGGCTGTAATGGCAAATAAGCCTGTACCTGCCGATGTCCGTCAAGCATTAGGTGATGATAATTCAACGGGCGGAGAGAAGTTTTTACCTAAAACAGTATCAAACGACATCATCACAGAGCCGACCGTCAAAAATCAGTTGCGTGGCATTTCTACATTTACACAAATTACTAATTTAGAAATTCCGAAAATTAGCTTCACGCTCGATGATGATGAATTTATCGCGGATACGGAAACTGCAAAGGAATTGAAAACGAAAGGCGACACAGTAACATTTGGTCGTCATAAATTTAAAGTGTTTGCAGGACTATCCGAAACAGTGCTACTTGGCACAGATGCTAATGTTGTGGCAACCGTTGAACGTGCTTTGCAATCCGGTGTAGCTGCGAAAGAAAAGAAGGTAGCGTTTGCTGACTCTCCAAAAACTGGCGAGGAACATATGTCTTTCTACTCTACTGAAAACGAAATAAAAACAGTGGAAGGAGAAGACCTTTATAAAGCAATCAAGAAAGCTATTGCGGATTTACATGAGGACTACCGTGAGAATGCGAAAATTGTTATGACTTACGCTGATTACATGGACATCATCGAGGTTCTAGCTAATGGAAATGCTACGTTATACAGCGCGCAACCAGAACAAGTCCTAGGTAAGCCGGTTGAGTTTGTGGATGCAGCTAAACACCCTATCATCGGCGATTTTTCTTATTCGCATTACAACTACGACATTGCCACAACCCAATACGAACGTGACAAAGACGTTAAAACAGGCATTGAGCAGTTTGTAGTTACTGCATGGTTTGACCACCAAATTAAATTAGCGTCCGCATTCCGCATTGTTGAAGTTACACCAGCGCCCTAAACAGCCCGCAAATTTAAAGGCTAGTAAAACCACAGATCAAACAGTCAATTTAAAGTGGGACTAGCCTTTAAACAGGGCTACTCTAGGAAAAAGAAGGGAGAATTACATGACATACAACGTATATCAAGACAATGAGTTAATAAAAGAAGGCATTGAAGATAAAGAGTACACTGTTGATGGTTTAACACCTAACACAGAGTATTCTTTTGGTGTGTCTGAAGTAATTGGTGACAGCGAATCCGAAAAGGCAACAGTAACTGTTAAAACAAAACCAATCGCAGTAACTGGTGTAACACTTGAACCTGCAGCATTGACTATTGATGTTGATGAAACGGCAAATGTTACAGCGACGGTAGCACCGAGTAATGCAACAAACAAAACTATTTCGCTAAAATCTAGTGATGAATCAATCGCGACAGTTAATGGAAGTGGAAAAGTAACAGGCGCAGCAAAGGGAGAGGCAACTATTACAGTCACAACAACAGATGGCAAGAAGACAGCTACAAGCAAAATAACTGTAAAAGAGCCTGTCATTAATGTAACTGGTGTGGAAATATCCCCTAAAACCGTCGAGTCAGAAGTAGGAGAAACGAAACAATTAAGCGCAACGGCATCGCCATCCAATGCTGATGACAAAACAGTTAGTTATGCATCGAAGGCGTCCGGTGTGGCATCTGTCGATGATAAAGGACTCGTTACTGCCAAGGCGGCTGGTACTGCGGAAATCGTAGTAACTACTGCGGATGGCGATAAGAAAGATACGTGCGTAGTGACGGTTGTTGAACCAGAGCCCGACCCAGAACCAGAATAATAAAGCGGGTGATTGAATGTTAGATGACGTTAAAGATTTTCTAAGAGTAGATGGTACTTTCGAGGATAGTGTCATTCACTCTTTTATATCTGCCGCAAAAGCGGAATTGAAAGCTTCCGGTGTATCAGAAAGAACTACTGCACATGAAGATTATCCGCTATATGAATTGGCGGTCAAAGCTATTGTGTCGCAAAATTACGATGGTCGCGGTGTTCTTGGTGATAATGAAAGCATTATCCATTCACTGGTATTAAAGTTAAAGGACTTTCCGGTGGTGAAAACCGATGGATAATGCAGGAAAATTAAACACACGCATACAGTTTTTTGAGTACGCACCAAATGATGGTCCTGAACCGGGCGAATCTGAAAAGCTAAAACTATGGGAGTGTTGGGCAGAAGTATATGAGCCTTCAATGAAAGATCACGAATCATTAAGGACAACAAATGTTTTATCTGCCGTTACTATACGCATTAGAGACACACGCGGGGAATTTATACCACGGAATGAACATTATATGTCAGTGCTTGATGATGCCTATAGTGATGGTAAGGGTGATTACGTCCGTTTCAATATTAATAAAATACAACCCGATGTAAAGGACAAGCGCTTTATAAAAGTAGTGGCAGAGGCGTCCACATGAGTAATGTTGAGGTTACTGGTCTAAAGCAATTGGAAGCGGAGTTAGAGCGTAGATACGGTAAAGCTAAAATGCAACAAGTTAGCGATAAGGCGTTGTCGGATGGTGCTGACGTATTTATAAAGGAATTGAAGTCGCAGTTTGAATCTTTCAAGGATACAGGGGCTAGTATTGATGAGATAACCAAGTCCAAGCCGTTGACAATCGCAGGTGCTCGCACAGTCAAGATACACTGGAAGGGCGATAAAGGACGATATAGAATTATCCACCTTAATGAGTTCGGCACAGTCAAGAATCCGAATCCAAAAGGTAAAGGTGCTATTGCCCGAGCAATGAGAAGTGCCGAATCTGCGTATCGCGATGCTATTAAACAGGCGATAAAGGAGGGTATTTGATGTTAGATAAAATATATGAATCCCTTCTCAATGATGACTATATAGCAGAACAGGCAAAGGGAAGGATTAAATACTATGAATACCCTGAAACAGCAACTATGGACAAGCCACATATTATCATTGACCCATTAGATGTTCCTATGCCTGATGATTATGCGGATGATACTTGGTTAACAGATGATTATTTATATCAAATTGAAGTGTGGTCTAAAAGCCGGAGTATTACAGAAAAGCTATCTGCTAGAATACGTCATGTGTTATGGGGTATGGGATTTAAACAAGGCTCCGGTATGGATGAATGGGACAAGGATTTTAATATTTTCCGGGACGCCAGACGTTACCGCGGAAAAGTATATAGAGATGACTTTGACAGCTTATAGGCTGTTTTTTTATTACCAAAAATAGGAGTGAGTATAAATGGCTGAAGAAAAAAAGAATTATAAATCCTTTACCGGATTAAAAGAATTTTATTATGGTGAACTGGACGAAGTAACGAACGCAATCAAGGGAAGCGAAGCAGAGCGAATTAAATTTATACAAAACATTTCAATCGAAACGCCACAAGAAATCGTAAAAGCGCCCGGAGATAATGTTATTGCAGAAATGGCTATCTCCACAGATTCTACAACGCTTACTACAACATTTCATACGTTGCCTATTGAAGATAAAAAGCGTTTATACGGATTAAAGGACTTAAACGGACTTACTGCTGTGACCGGTAATCCCAAACCTCCATATGTAGCTTGCATGTTCGCGCGTACAAACGAAAAAGGCGGTACAGAATGGATCGGATTCACAAAAGGAATGTTCATGATGCCCAACATCGAAGGGCAAACAAAAGAACCTGGCAGTGTTGAATTTGGTACTGCTGAAACAGAAGGGGAATTTATGTCGCGTGAGGTTTCTGGCTTAGATGAAAAAGTAACCTATTTAATCGGTTATGACAAGTCAGGCGAAACTACACAACGTGACGCACTATATGAGGCCATTTTTGGCGTGGCACACCCCGAAGCAGGAACAGTAAGTGAACCAGAGGGTGCATAATTATGACCGTAAAGGAAATCAAAGAAAAACTCGATGAATTGGGTGTTGAGTATAATGACAAGATGAGAAAAGCTGAATTGATAGAATTACTCAATCCTAAAAAACATGTTGTTGTGTATGACTTTAAAGATTTGCAGGACAACGGATTTATTTATGTGGAGGGTGATACGTTCCCTAGGGAAGAAAATAAGCACGTATCACAAGAACGCATTGATGAATTACTATCAAAACAAAACAAAATAGGGAAGCAATTAATTAGAGAGCAGGATTAACCTGTTCTCTTTTTATTTATAGGAGGAATATAGATGGCGAATTTAAAAAGAACTTATATTGAACTTGTGAAGAATCCAGAGGGTGTAAATAAAGGTGATGAACCTGAGATTGAGAAAGTATGGACGCCAGCTTTCGTTCCTTGGAGATTAGTAAGGCAAGCAGCGGCAACCCTTGTAGCAGATGAAGACACAACTGAACTTGAAATGATCGATAAAATGGAGGAATTTATAGTAAACGATATTTACAACGGAAGGATTACAATTGATGACTTACGAGACAGATTGCATGCCCCAGACGGAGCGAAAACACTTCAAGGTGTGATCGAATTTATTTCTGACGCTCCACAACAGGAGGAAGAATCAAAAAAATTTTTAGAGGAGAAGAATCGTTAACCGATTCTGATTTTACTCCAAAAAAACAAGTCGAATATATGGATAAATTGGTATTAGAAATGATGCAAGAAGGAAAAGACGTAAATGAAATATTGGATACCCCGTTTCATTACGTTGTGCAATTGTTGGAAGAACGACACAAACCGCAACAGTCGAGTTCATTCTTTGATTTGTTGGGGTGAATATTCTAAAGAAACTTACAGAAAGGAGGTAAATGATGGCGGAGAAAATTGAGGGGCTCAGTATTGGACTTGACTTAGATTCAGCCCAAATGGAGCGCGGTCTAACAGGTTTAAAAGATCGCTTGCGTACTGTAAATAGTGAGATGAAGTCGAACATGAGTGCATTCGACCGATCTGACCAGTCTGTTGGTAAATACGAAAAAAGACTTGAAGGACTTAATAAAAAACTAGATGCACAAAAACAAGTGACTCAAGCATCTAAAAAAGAGTATGAAAAAATGGTTGCTGAACATGGGCGCGGTAGTGTTGAAGCGGAGCGTGCAGAACGAGCCTACAACAATCAGGCGGCCGCACTAAACAATCTCGAACGGTATGTGGAAGGCGCTACTGAGGAATTGAAGGAAATGCAAAAGCAACAACGCATTGCTGATTCTGGTTGGACAAAAACGGGTAACGTCCTTGAAAAAAACGGGGAAAAAATAACTAAACTCGGCGGTGGCATTCAATCTTTCGGAAAGAAGTGGACGAAAGTAACAGCTATCGCAGGCGGTGCGGCTATAGGGTTAGGCGGATCACTGTTTGCTTTAACGAATAAAGTGACAGAAAGCGCTGATGCTATTGCGAAAGGCGCTACCAAGATGGGTGTTTCCACTGATTTTTATCAGGAGATGGATTACTGGGCAGGGCAAAACGGAATTTCCTCTGACAATATGACTAAAGCACTCGAAAGGCTTAACCAAAGGATGGGGAGAGCGGCAGACGGAAATGAAAAGTATTCCAGTGCTTTGGAAGCTTTGGGCATTGATATGAATGAAGTTAGAGACGGAACACTTTCTACAGAAGATGCTATGGCTCAATCTATTCAATCGTTATCAGAAATGGAAAGCGAACAGCAAAAGTCAGCTATAGCCTCTGAATTATTCGGGACTAAATTATCTAGGAACTTAATGCCAGCATTACAGGATGGCTCTCTATCAATGGAAGAGGCAAGGAAAAAAGCAGAGGAACTAGGCATTGTCATTAGTGAGGATCAGTTATCCGCGGCAGAAGAATTTCAAGATGCTCAGGATGATATAAAACGATCCTTATCAATGGTAGGTGCTCAAATAGGGTTAGAACTTATGCCGCGTTTCCAAAGTATGATGGATTGGACTTTAGCTCATATTCCACAAATTAAAGATACCATAAGCAATGCTTTTGATACTGTGAGCAACTCCATAAAAGATGCGGTAGATTGGTTTCGTGAATTAAGCCCACAAACCAAAAAGGCGATCGGGTTAACCGCAGGCATGGCGGCGGCATTAGGACCTGTGTCAATTGCTATAGGAACGGTCATGAAAATATTCGGTCCGTTCATCGGGATTATCGGTAAAGGCTTAACGGTCGTCGGTAAATTCGGCGGATTGTTGCCATTACTTAAAGCAGGATTTGCCGCACTCACAGGACCCATCGGAATAACTGTTGCAGCCATAACGGCACTTACAACAGGATTCACACTAGCCTACAAAAAATCAGATACATTTCGTGGTTGGATTGATAAGCTAAAAAATGCATTCCTAGGATTAGTACCACCAATCAAAAAAGCAATCGGATTTGTAGTAGACTTTTTCCGGGACAAAATTTCGGAAATGACATCATTCTGGGACAGTGAAGGATCACAATTTTTGGATGCATTTTCCAATGTATTTGGTGGTATTTGGAAGGTAACTAAACCTGTACTAGACGGCATTTTAGCAGCAGTTAAATTCACGCTACCGATTATAAAAGGTATATTTGATTTAACTTTTCTTGCCGTGTTAGAAATTGTCAAAATGGTATGGAAAAATATCCAAGGCGTTATTGATGGTGGTCTAAAGATAATCATGGGATTGATTAAAACATTCTCAGGATTATTCACTGGTGACTTTTCTAAAATGTGGGAAGGAATCAAAGATATCTTTTCCGGAGCGATCCAGTTTCTATGGAATTTCGTACAACTCTCATTCTTTGGAAAACTACTAAAAGGGTTGACGGGGTTTGCTAAGTTGTTCGGGAATATGTTTTCTAAGATGTGGACAGGCATACGTGGTATCTTCACCAATGTCATAAAATTCCTAGTTGAATTTGTAAAGAATAGCTTTACTACCATGAAAAATAAAACAACTTCTATTTTCACTGGAATACGCGATATGACTAAAAGCGTGTGGAATAAAACGAAGGATTTTATAGTTAATCCGATTAAGTCCGGTGTTAACTGGGCGATTAAAAAGTTTACTGGATTTAAAAATAGCGTCACTACAACATTTAAAAATATTAAAGATAACGTGTTCGGTTATGTTTCTGACATGATCCAGAAGGTCAAGGATATGCCAGGGAATATGAAAAAAGGAATTATTGACGGAGCTAGCAAGGTAAAAGAAGGCATGTTGTCAATTGGTCGTAAAATGGTTGACGGAATAAAGTCAGGTGTCAATGGCGTTATAACTGCTGTGGACTGGGTATTGAGTAAATTTGGTTCGGACAAAAAGTTAGGTAAGTGGAATCCTGCTAATACTTTAAATTGGTATGCTAAAGGAACTCGCGGAACACATCCAGGTGGCAGTGCCATTGTGGGTGACGGTAAGGGAAGTAATAAAGGGTCTGAGTTAATCAGAGACCCGAAAGGAAACTTCTCACTAAGTCCTGCAAAGCCGACACTAATACCAAACATGCCAAAGGGCACCCAAGTATGGTCGGCAACCGAAACAAGAGAAGCTTTAACTCCACAGTATGCATGGGGTATAAACTTCAAAGACGTAGCCAAAGCCTTAAACCTAGGCGGAGAAGCTATGAAATATTCCGATTCTAAAACTAACAGAGCGCTAGGGAAAGCAGCATCCGGAATAGGCTCGGGATTAGATATTTATAACGATGCACCAAAAGCCTTGTTAGACGCAGGACTAAAAGCAATGGGTGTAGAAATTCCGAGCTTCCCTGCTGCAATTGGCGAGATGACTAAAGGCGGATTTAATTACGTTAAAGATAAAGCTGTCGGATTCATTAAGAAAACGCAAGACGATGAACTGGAAAGCGTTGCAGGGCCTACGTCAGGTGGAGCGAAAGCATGGGGTCCTAGCATTCGTAAGGCAGCGGCAAGAATGAACGAGTCTATCACTAGCAGACATGTGAATGGAATTATCGCTCAAATCAACCGAGAGTCGGGCGGTAATGAGAAAATCACTCAATCATCTGCCGTGTGGGATGTTAATACAGCAGCAGGAAACCCTGCTAAAGGATTATTGCAATATATTCCACAGACGTTCGCTGCTTACAAAATGCCTGGTCATAATAATATATTTTCCGGTTTTGATCAGCTGTTAGCATTTTTCAACAACAGAACTTGGAAACGAGACTTACCATATGGAACAAGAGGTTGGGGTCCAAGAGGTGGACGTAAATATAAGCGAGGTACAAACTATGTTCCGGAAGATGGCCCTGCATATCTCCACAAAGGTGAGGCAGTCATCCCGAAAGAGTTTAATCAGCCCGCACGCCGTACCGAGGTTATGAAGCTATTAGCGCTTGTCGGTAAGGATATTGAGAAGGGGAATAAGCAATCCCGTCAAAGGGCGAGCAGTAATAATAACAATGATAACAAGCATTTAGAAACTGTCATTGACAAACTCACACAACAAGTGCAGTTGCTTACGGAATTGGTTGTGTCCAGTCGTAATATTGAAGATAAACCAGTTATATCAGAGGGCGATATTAAACGATCTTACGATAAAAGAGATACCAAAGCTTCCATCAACCACGGCATATTCACGGGCAAACCAGGAGGTGCTTAAGAGTGAATAATTACTTTAAAATATATGATTTAAACTTTAATCCAGTACCTCTGCCTGTGGATGATCTAGGATATGGCTTACGAGGACTGGATTTAATTGTGTCTTCCATTAGTCAAGAGGTCACAGAACGCACCATACCCGGACGTCCTGGTAAAATTACGACAGGCGTTCGGGATGATGACAGGGATATGAGTATAAGCGTAAGAATTAAGGCAATGAACGCAACAGACTACAGGTTGAAACGTGACCGAGTCTTTGCGTTTTTTCGTTCATTGGGTGCATTTTATGTAACTGAATCACAACAGGGTAACAAGCTAATGAAAGTTAGAGTTGTGGAACAATATACTCCCGAAAGACCCGATAACTTACAGACGTATGCCTTTGTGGACATTCCATTGCAATTAGACGGACATCCTTACTGGGTGAGCCGTTTTAAATCAATGGACTTACACAACCACAGGGGTATTCCTGCTAATGGCCATTGGTCGTTTGGTATGGGTATTGATGTATCACCAGATAACCTAATTTATCAATATGAAAATGTCAGTGAGTTTAATATTTATAACGCTGGTATTCCATTGAAAACGATACAGGAAAAAAATAATTGTGAAATAAAAATTGAGATAAACGAAAGCGTCACCAGCTTTATGTTGTATGATTCTACGGGTAGTAAATGGGAATACAATCCAAGCAAGAACAGCGACTGGACGCTAAAGTCTGGTGACATGATTATATTTAATGGTCACGATGTCAGATTAAATAAGACTACTATTATGGAGCGAACAAACAGATATTATCCAATCATAAAAGAAGGCATCAATAAATTTAAAGTCTCTGGGTTATCTCAGTATAAAATAACTTTTGATTTTAGATTTAAGTATTACTAAAAGGATGTGAGCCGATGGCTAGAAAAGAAATAAAAGCTATTTTTAATGATAATGAATTGAACAAAATGAACAGTAATTTTAAGGAATTATATGATGAATTCGGTAACGTAGTCGATACGGTAACAGAAAAAGCGTTCGACAAAGTAGTGGATTCGGCAAAGATAAATTGGGGAGAGCCAGTAGATACATTCGGTGATTTACCTTCCGATGCTTCTAATAGCGAAACAAGAATGACAAGGGATGATGGTAAGATTTATCGTTTCGATGGTTCAATTTGGAGAGAAATACAAGACATTGACCCGACCGCAATCAATGAAGTTGATAGCAGACTTAGTGCGTCTTTGGCGGATAAAACGACATACGATTACGTTGATATGCTTATTTCGAATATTGTAAGTGGTGCGCCACAAGGAACATTTGCGACATTAGAAGCATTAGAAACGGAATATCCTAGTGGTACGGAAGGCGTATTTCTTGTATTAGAAAATGATTCAAATGCATCACACGTTTATTTTTGGAATGGCACGAAATGGGAAGATGCAGGGGCTTATCAAGCAGACGGTCTTGCCTCGATAATGACGGTAGAAGATGAACCTTGGGAGGTGGTTTAAATGGCGGACAAATTTTTAAGAGTTGGTGGCCGTAGCGATAATGGTTTAGCAAAACCAATAAGAACTGACGAGGATGGTAGGGTAGAAATTGCTAGAAGGAAGACAGAACAAGTTCTTTTATTTGACATACTAACAATCACGTCAACGGCAACAGTTTTTTCGGAAGATATTAACGTGTCAGGAGGAAAGGATTTTACACTTTATGTTATGAACGATCATAATTTACCTGTTTTCTTAGAAATGCAATTGCGTCCAGACGGCTTAAATAGGCACACTGCCTCTACAAGAACATTGGATATGGAAGATTATAAAATTGAGGTTCCTTCGAGGTATATTCACCGCGGATACAACATTGTAACGGAAGACCAGTATCCCGTTTTAAAGGCCAGTTTAAATACAGTGCGAATAGGTGTATCAACGGATGAAATCCCCTCGCAAGGTAATTTAACTGCAATATTAAGTTATACGAGAGGTGGGTAATATGAACTCCATACTAGGCAATACAAGAGAGATAAAAGATAAATTAAAAAGAAATGATAAAGAGATTATAGAACTTTACAATGAGCGGGATTCAGATTTTGTAGGAAATTCAATAGATATAAAAGAATATGCAACTGTTTATATAGCGGTAGAGAAAATGGTGAGAGGGAACTTATTACCGCAAGTAAGTTTTGACGGTGAAAATTGGGTTAACGCAACGGCAAGGGATGTCAATACTAAAACCGAATTTGACTTTATCCACCACCCAAGCGAGTTTGTTGTAGACGTAGATGCATGGAGTTATTTTAGATTGGGTTTATCTCTGCCTTTTGGAACAGGAAGCGCAACTGTGAGAATCACTCCATTGACTGAAAGAGTTGACGGGACATTTGTGGAAACGACCAATTACAGACCAAAACAAATAAGACCAGATTCGCGCATAGGTAAAAGTACGTCTGCAACAAGACCGACAACCGTTAAAAAAGACGGTACTTGGTATGGGGTGACGGGAAATGCTTTTCAAAAAAGTGCCGATTATGGAGATAATTGGGAAGCTCTGCATCAAGTAGGAGAAGATAGGGCAGCGCAAATAAAATTCTTGGATGATGATACTTTGCTATTAATAACCAAGAATGGAAAAGTTTATAAAAGCGATGTAAATGAAAGCAATTTTACAGAAACACTTTCTCTCATATCTCCTGACGTAAATTTAGCTGAAAGTTTAGGAACTGATGTATTCGAAAATTATGTTTTTATTGTTGAGTATGGAAACAAGGATGGCGAAGACCCACCGCGCAGAGCATTCATGAGTAATGATTACGGATTAAATTGGGAAATGATCTTTGAGGAAGAAGTTAGAACTGATTTTCACGTACACGATATTGCTTTAGACCCTTATGAAGAGTTAGTTTGGATAGTGACAGGCGACAATCTAGAAAACTCAAATGTTATAGTAAGTGATGATTTTGGTAGGAACTGGCGGTACGTGTATGATTACGGAGAATGTCCAAATCAATTCACTGGAATATTTCCAATGGCAGATTGTGTTTTATTCACCAGTGATAATAGGCATGATTCGGTTTATAGATGGAAAAGAAACGCGGTTGGAGTTAATTCGATTTCACGTATGATTTTAGAGCCAGCTTTTACTATTGTCAGAGAAAACCCCGGTTCGGAATCGTTTGGTACAATAGGATTCGTCGATCACAACGGTGATGGTTCTGCATATTTCGGATATATACAACACCATTCAAATATACGAAGGAAAGCTACTGTATGGGCGACGAAAGACGGTATTAACTTTTATTCAATTTGGACATCCGCCGATTTTCCCACATCAGAAACAGGTTTTGTTGGGGTGTCTCATATATCAGGCGTTGATGATGAGGGCTATCTAGCGGTTGGTTTGACAGGGACGGAGGATAACGCGCTGAAACTAAAAAAACCTGAGTGGAAAAAAATATAAAAGGACAAGGGGATTTGCTATTCACTTAATAAGACTAATATAGTAAACTTAAACAAGTTATCAATGATTTCGTGGAGGTTTATAAATTGAAATTATTTAGGTTCTTGTTAAGTGGGGAGTTTTTATTTGCAGCATTTTTATTAGCGAATGTTTTTAAGAGTGCTTTGCCTGATATACCAGTAGATTTAAATATTGTATTTTTTGCACTGACAGTGTTTATTGCTTTAAAACGATTATTTTTAAAACCTTATATATCTAAAAAAGTTGTTTTACCGGTATTATTAATTCTCGGTTTTGTGATGATGGCATTGATAAGCCTAATGTACTCGCCAAGCGTAGTCTACAGTACAGAGAAAGTATTAATACTTTTAAGTTTGACTCTTTGGTCTTTTGTTGGAGCGTTTCTATTAATTAATAGCAAGGCATCTTTGCATAAATTTTTAAAAGGCTTTATGAGCATCTCAGTTGCTACGTCTGTATATGTCTTGTTTGACTACTTCGCATCTTCCAATGTGGGTGATTTCATGAGGATCGGAGTAGAAGGTGCTAATTCTTTGGGGTTAGGTAGAACGGCAGCTTTGGGATCAATAGTGATTATAATGCTATACCTATTTAATGCGGAAGTTTCTAGAGTTAAGAAAATGTCTTCTTTAGTTGGGCTGGCTATATTGATTTTGGTTCTCTTTCTAACAGGTTCAAGAATGGCTTTAGTTTCTTTAGGTGTCGCTTTAGTTACATTTCTATTAATAAAAACATTTAAAGTTACACAGGATGACGTTTTAATAAATAAGGGTGCCATGAGGGTAGCCTTTTCGTTAGTTCCAATACCTTTACTGATGATACCTTTTTCAGAGTCTATACAAACAATGATAACTAGACTAGGAAATTTGTTTGATGGTAGTGGAGCTGGATCATATTCTCAAAGAACTGATCGGTTTTCATTAGCTTATAATGTCTGGAAAGATAACCCTATCTTTGGGGATGGGTTGGGGAGTTATGCAATACATTATAATGGCATAGACGAAAGATACTATCCTCACAACATCATATTAGAAGTAATGTCGGAGTTGGGATTAGTAGGATTAATATTGTTTGTCGCATTGCTGACTATGCCTTTCTTTCTAAACAACGTTTTTAAATCCAATTATTTACAAGTATGTGCTCTCCTGATGTTTATGTACACATTCTTAAATGCAAACACAACTGGCGATATTAATGATAACAGAATGATATTTACGTTTTTAGCATTGTTATATATATACCCATTGTTCAATGATAAAAAGAAAGTAATTACGTCTTTGGAACATAAGACGAACAAATGAATATAATTCAGAAATCTTAAAGACTGACTATTAATTTAGTCGGTCTTTTCTTATGGAGGTGATTACAATAAACGGACAACCATCATTATTCGTATTAGATTTAAAAGGCAAAGAATATCCTGCAATCGCGGAAGTGAATAGAAAAAAACGAGTTAACGGGCAGCGAGAAATATCGCTGTCTTTTTTGTATGATGAAATAAACCAAGATTTTATCCATGATATTGAATTTGGTTGGAAAATCTTATTCAAAGGTGAATGGTACACGATTATCGGACCATTATATGCACTCGACGGCAACGCTTTTTCCGTAGGTGTAGATGCGGTTCTATCATTCTTTGTGGACATGAACGGTCATTACTTGCAGGACGAAGTAGAGGACAAATCAATGACACCTGCTAACTTTTTCCGTGATCTTTTTGAAGACACTGGATACAGTTATGTACTTGTAGATAATCTACTTGCCAATACACTAAATTACCAAGCCAACCAAAGTAAAACAGAGCGTTTCCTATATGGCGTTGACAGATTTAAAGGTGAATATAAGATACAAGGAAAGTCAGCCTATATACATGGTCTGGTCGGCTCCGACAAGGACGTTATTCTACATGAGGATTTGAACATCCAAGATGTATCGATCGAGGTTGATGCTTCCGGGTTCCACACATGGGCGCGTGGATTTGGTGATAAAGATGATAACGAGGAAGATGCCGACTACAAAATTGAGGTTGAAGAACATATACCAGCATTAGTAGAAAAGTATGGATGGATTGAAGGTCCTGCAATTAGGGATGGATCCTATAAACATGAAAGTAATTTAAAGGACGCTATTAAAAAACAAATAGAAAATAGCGCCCCAACATCCACCACAATTACTGCTGTGGATTTAACTAATAACGGATATCCAGAAATGCAATTCGAGGAAGGTGACAGGGTATTTTTATATGTTACCGATTTAAAGCAAAATCAGCAGGTTAGAGTAGTTGAAATTGATGAAACATTCGATTGGGAAGGCAACATTATTGATGCTCAATACACGGTTGGTAATGAGGGAATCGCAGCACGCTATAAAACTCAACAGTATGATATAA